GTTCGGCCCCCGTAATACTCGTTTCTCTCATGCGCTGTCTCTTCAGGTATGCGACACAACATCAGTCCTCCTTGTCCAATCACTCCCTGATATTTGCCATCATCAATGACAGGAGCTTCATAGTTTGGATACTCCTCGGCACGGACGGGTTCCCATCCTTCACGTAGTTTGGCGTGGACATTCATCTTGTCCTCCTCACCACGCATTGCAACTCGTATCCATCGATGCACATAACCCGTTGGGGGTTTTGGTGCTTCAAGGTGACTGGGCGGTGCCCATGGTTTTCTGCGAGTTTCTTTTTCTCGTGTTGCGTTATCACGCGAAGTTCTTGTGTCAGCCATTTGTTACTCCTTTACATACTTGGCGTATTCTTCAAGAGGTACGCCCAGTTTTTTCGCAATCGCTACTTGTGAGTGCGATAACTTGACCGACCTGCGCCCTGTTTTTGCGGTACTGCGGGATGCTGAAGCAGCAGCAGCGGCGACCTGTGCTCCACCCGATTTCTTAGCCGTTTGAAACTTGTGTGGAAACTCGTTTCGAATACGACTATCAACTTCAGTATAGTACTCATCGGTCTGCGGGTCAAACCCTTCTTCTTCGACAAGTTGTTGATGTATTGCAAACGCCGCAGAAGTCATGATTCTATCCTCTCCAAACCATGTGTTCTTTTCAGCCCAGTCTTGTGCTCTTGGGTCTGGTTTTGGTTGTTGCTGCGGTGCAGCTTGAGGTTGTGGCGTTGGTTCTTTTTTCTGTGTTTGCACTTTAGCTTCTTGTGCAACTTTAGATTTGGCTGATTCGTATCTCTGTTTCTCAACCGCTATTTTTGAAAGAAGCTCTTGAGCTTCTACCATTTTATCAGCATCTCCGGCTTCATATGCTTCTTTGTACATTTGTTTAGCCGTAATAGATTGGGATTCTAACCTATTGTTGTACTCATTGAGATAACCAGTATCTAAAGACTGAACTCTGGTTTTGAGTTTTTTGTTTTCTTCAATAAGTTGTTGAGATAAACGAACCGCTTCTGCCTTGTCTCGTTCTTCCTGGCGATACTTTTCAGTCAGTTTTTTTATGCGACTCTGAACACCCTTGCTATATGAATCGAGTTCATCCTCTTCTTTTGGAGACTCCTCTTCAACAGGTTCTTCTTTTGCAGAGACTTCTTCAACGGATTCTTCTTTTGGAGTTTCCTCCTCCAGTTCAATCGTAACTTCTTGTTCTTGTTCTTCTGTTTTTACTTCTACTTTTTCTGTTTCTTCTGCCATGATCTACCTCTTACACATGTTTAATATCATCAGGCTCAAGAAGCGTAGCAATGACTTCATCGTCATTGATTATACGAACCTCGCCGCCATCAATCTTGAATCGAGAACCAGAGTAACGACCAATGCAAACCCATTGACCCTCCTCACACCATGGCTCACTATCCTCGCCAAACTTCGCGGGATCTTTGTAAGCTAGTGGTCCAATCTTCATCACATATGCTACAACAGTAGCAACAGCTTCTCGTTCTCTAACTTCATCAGGGATATATAAGCCACTCGAAGTTTTAGCTTTGCCCTGATATGGCATAACTAAAACCCGCCAACCAGTTGGTTGCGGGAGTCTTTCAAGTAACGGTTTGTCTAAGAGGGACGGGTCTAGCACCCGTTCATTAGCGTCAACATATGCGCTATTCAAAGAATCAGAGGATTTAGCCTCTTCCTTTTCTTTGTTCATTTTCTGCGCAACGTGTTCAGGAAGATATAAAGTCTTCGACATCGTCTACGTTTTTCTCCAGCAGGGACTTGATTTCCTCTCGGGCAAAAGAGAGTCCCCGTATCTCTCCCACCGACATTTTATACTGCTCCCAGTCCTTAACTGAACCGTGAGAAAGAGCACTTGCAATATCTTTTTCGCGCTCTTCTAATTTTTTATACAGATATTTTGATAAGTCAACAAGATCCATTAATACGTTTTCCCCCGGTTTGGATCATATCTAACGTCTCCACCCATAGCAAACTCTTCTGGACTATGACGTTTCTTACGCTTCAACGTGTTATTGCGTCCTTTAAGAGTGTTGTATTTAGACGTTGGATTCTTTTTTTCATCCGTCATAGCTTCTGACAAAGCATCCTCAATAGATTTCTTTGTTTCTTCTGTTATCCCTGAAAACTTCTTTTTCTTCGGTAAAGTCTTTGGTGTCTTCTTTGGTGCAGGTATCGCCACAATATCCTCCTTCAGGATAACCACTTATATATCTTTTTAGTCTCTTCTCTACGGTGATTCAATCCGTTGTAACCACCGTTCACTCTTTTTGTGATAGTCTTTATCACATCATCGTTGACACCCTCGTCACAGATGTCCCACAGCTTGTTTCTGTGAAAAAACCAAATAGCACTTTCCATAGGAAACTTAGAGGCAACAAGATCAGGATCTTCCATTACTTCAGGCAAATCCATGTCCGCCGCAAACTGAGAATAATTATTTTTGCCAGTGCATTGTAAAAATCCACGACCTCTCCAGAGATAGCCCTGTCCACCATTGCCCATTCTGTCACCGTATACACGGTCAGCCAGTGCTTGTGGGTTACGAGCACAGCTTGCAGCATCGCTTTCTGATTTAAAATATTTTCCAA